CTCTATTAAAGCATCGCCCTTCTTAATCAATCCTCTAGCTTCTGCATCATCTAGAATATAAGTTGCCATTCGGTCTTTCACACTACCTCCTGGATTCATAAACTCTGCTTTGCCGTATACAGTTAACTCCCCTAAGTGTATAGGGATGAGTGGCGTATTGCCAACGAAACTACCTAACTTACTCATATTGGTATTCCATAATATAACTTTTCAATCCAACACATATTACGTAATCTCACAAGAACCACCTGCGCATGCAAGCTCTCCTGCTAATGTAGTGTCATCTTGTAACTCTACAATATTTGATAAATCAATCTCTGATAACGATTCTATCATCTCATCATACTGCTCCTTGATAATATCTTCAAAAGGCGCTTGAGTATATGTTCCACCATCATACGGTAGTACAGATAATCCATTATATGATGCCCGATTCTTCCACATCCATTCACCTGCTAACTCCCAATCTTCATCTTTTAGCGAGATTGTTGCTGATACATTATGTGTATTGTTTCCTGATCTATGGCCAGCTTTTACCCATTCAGTTGCAACTTTTTTAACTCTCTCTAGAAGCTGGAATGGTGATTCTGTTCGCAAAATAGATCCAGCTGGTGCTTTTTGCGGGATCTCAATAACAGCTGTGTCATGTGGTCTAAAATACTCATCAGCAACCAAATCACTATGATTCTCTTTTAGGTATGGGTACATCGATTCATTTTTACCGACGCGTATCCGTCTAATATAATAATCATTATGCCATGCATGGATACCAGATGATGTTCCTAGTGTTAATGACGTAGTACCAGCTGGTTTTACTGTAGTACATCTCGCAGACTTATTTATACCTATACTCTTTGCAACTCTAGCATTTTCCTTCTTAACAATGTCAGCAGCTGCTGACATGTCATATCCTAGTACAGCTCCTGATCCAATTCCTGTCATTGATATACCGATTAATGCATCTTTCTCAGTTGTATCTTGCCACACTTGACGTAAGTAGTGGAAATTTGTATACCCAGCTTGTAAGGTTCCCACAAATGCTGCAGCTTTTACTCTCTCATTCAAATCCTCTTGAGATTCTATATTAGATACATTTACTTCACATAAATTACAGAACTGGAATGGTCTTAGTGCAATCTCACAGCACGGATTAGTACCCCACTCTTTATCATTACTGAAATAAATACCAGGCTCCCCTGCTCCAGATAGCTCAACGCGTTTCCATATTTCCATGAAGAACTCTTTAGTAATCTTATGACGCATCAGTACGGCGGAGTTGTTAGCTCGACCTCTCTGTGGGTTAGTTTCCCACCAGTTTCCTGCTTTACATGAAATCATCTCATCATCATCTGCACTAAATAAAGAAATAAGTGCAGCTCTACGTATTCCACCAGCAAGTACAGCATCTGCAATATAACAAATAATATCATGCGCTTCTAAGGTTGTGAGCTTCTCTCCATTACCTTTCTCTCTCAGTAATCCCTCAATCTTTAATAGACACTCTTTTAGCGGCTGAGGGCCTGGAGCTTTTCCACCTGATGTTACTAGCTGTGCACCTTTTTGTCTAATATCAGAATAATCAAACTCAACTCTACTTCCACCTCCGTTCATATATGACTTCATAAGAACCTTAACTGCATCAGCCCAACCTTCAATTGAATCACCAATTAAGAATCGTCTAGCTCTTTTAGGGTAGGGTTGTTGAATAGAAGGTAGTTCATCTACGTGATGGCGTTGTACGGAGAATCCAACTCCGGTACCTCCTAACAGTAAAAACATACATTCGGCGAATGAGTCGATATGACTCACAGGCATAAAAGCGCAGTTATATATTCTGTTCGGGGCTACTTCAATTGGTTTACCACCAAACTGCATTGACCTCATAGATGGTAATATCTTCTTATCATATACCATCTTATATACTTCTAAAATCTCATCCTTTAACTCAGGATACTTTTTTACGTGCATGTACTTATTACGTGTTACTAGCTCTTCCCAAGTTTCTCGTCTCGATAACTCAGGAATGTACTTTGCATATTTCATGTAGACAGTGATGTCTGACAAAATCTGATTGGATATCTCCATTGCCTGCTTCCTTTATTCTGTTTTTACTTTTTGGTGTAATAATAATTATCAATATATACGTATATTATTGTAAATTTTCAAATGGATCTTTTGATTTCTCTGAAACTGGCTGCACCTCATTATATTTTGTTGCTAACCTCTTTCTCATTGCTTCAGTTCCTTGATCCATCTGCCCCTGTGCACTCTTACCTTGCACTGAGGTCTGCTCAAATATGTCTATCTGACCATTTGACATATTCATCTTACTAGGGAATGTTATACCATCTGGACCGAATCTATTTTTAATAACATGGAATCTACCTGTACCTGCTATCTTATCTTCAATCTTTCTAGATAATGATATTACAAAATCTGCTGTCATTATCTTTGAGTATGATTCTGCTATTTTCTCTGCTCCAATAACATCATCATCTAGAGCTGATCTATTTGCCTGAGATGCTGTCCATATAGGAATTTCATACTCACCTGCCATACCTCTCAAATCTTCATAGATATTACCTAACTCATGTCGTATCTCTTTACCTGTACCTCTTAATAAATCAGCGTAATCTACAACTATAAGATCAGGCTTTTTATTTAACATAGTACATCGTTCTAAGTGAGCTTTTAATGTATTTACTGTTGCAGTTTTAGTTGGAAAATACTTAATAACTAATTCACCTTCTAATTCACCAACCTTCTCTTTAATATCATCTTGATAGAATTTTAAATTCTGCGCTGCTATACCTGTAAATACAGAGTCAAATCTTAACCCTACATATGCACCATTAAGCTCTAATGTATAGTGAATAACTGTCTTACCTGCTTTAACAGCATTTGCAGCTGCATTTACTAATCCCCATGATTTACCAATACCAGCTGGTGCTACAAATACTCCTAACTCACCAGGACCTAATCCACCATCCATCAATTGATCAATTGCATCCCAACCTGTAGATGTTGTCTGTCTAGTAGTTTCAGAGAATCGCTCATCAATATGAATATTATACTCATGTCCAATATCTCTATCAGTTCCTGCTTTCATAGCTTCATCAACGCGAAATTTAATCTCATCGTAATCACCACGCTGTAATAACTCTACAGAGTCTACAATAGCTGATTTTAATTTTTGATTTTTACAAAACTTTATAGATTCATCTTTTACAAAATCTATATCATCAGCATCTAAATTTCTAACGACCTCTTTTAATGTATCTACAACAGATGCTTTTAACACATCATTATCTATTGTATCAACCTTAACTTTCATCACATCTAGAGTTGGGGATGTTTTATACTCAGAAAAGTACTCTCCAACGGTTTTCACTATCCACTTGTTTGCTTCGGATTCAAAGAAATTGCTATCTAAGATATCCGTTATCTGCTGTAAGAATGGTTTATCTTTAAATAAAGCGGATAGTAGCTTTACTTGAAAATTGTAACCGTATATTTGAAATGTATCACTCATATGCTATAATATATGAATACTTATTTAGTATCACAACTTTTATTGTATAAATCTGCTTGCGCGTCTAATAATGTAAATCTCTCACGTAACCAAAATTCTAAATTACGAAAAGCTCCACCTAAACTATCTTCTAACACCATTACTTTAAATTGCATTGGGTTTAACCTAGGGATCTCATTGTCTGCTACATGTAAAATCTTATGCTTACTACTACCACTAATATCCACTTCACTTAACTGCATTAGTTTGTAGTTTAACTCGAGTGTATCTCGACTACTGTGGATTGTCTGTAGTACTTTAATTTTAGAATCTACACATTCATTGATTATATCATCAATAGTTACTTGCTTATCACTAAATAATATAGGCAATCTTTTTTCTAATGTTTTAATTCCAGTACCTCTAATACCTGGTATATTATCAGATTTATCACCTGTAAGTGTTCTATATAAGAGATAATTATGCGCAGGTATTTTATAGTCTTCTGCTACATCCCCTTTAAAGTATAATTTTTTCTTTGTAGGGGACCATACTGCAATTCTATCATCAACTAACTGTATAAAATCTTTGTCCGATGACATTATAAATATTTTACTATCAGTTAACACTTGTTTAGATAGGTACGCGATTGCATCATCTGCTTCTATATTTTGCGGTGCTACTAACTGAACTGGTAGTATCTCTAGATATTGAATCAATCGACCTAGTTGCATTTTCATGTTTTGATCTTCTGATTCTTTATCCACAAATGAATTGGTTCTATTAAGCTTTGTGCGAACCACTCTATTTGCTTTATAATCTGGGAATAGTTTACGTCTCCGTTGACTACCGCCTTTACCATCAAAACATATAATCACACGAGTTGGTTGCAACATCTTTATTGCGTATCCTATTGATAACAGAAATCCGGATATACCACCAACATGAATACCATTATCATTTGTTACAGGAGATACTGCAAAACTTCGTATGAATGTGTTTAACCCATCAATGATAAGAACTTTATCATTGGGCTTACTTGGTTGAATATTACCTTCTTCCAAATTATCAAATATTTTAAAATAATCTTTTTTCATAACTTCCTTTAAAAAAGTAAGGGCCCGAGGGCCCCTACCAAATGAGCTATTAGCTTGCTACATTTTCTAGTATACTTTAAGGCGCTCTCGAGTACACATTGGTGTCAGCTTCATAGCAACGAGCATTACACTCTAACTAATATTTACATATCTACGCGGCTCCATTACACTTCAATGTACTCATCTATCCTTCTGGAATTGGTTCATCACTTATCTCAATATCATCTATACCAATTGTATCTGTTTTATACTCCATAACAAGAGCATTACAAATCTTTTGATATACCTCTTCTTTAATATCAGGATTCTCATCTAACAATTTTTGCCAATCTTTTGATAAAAACTTGTGAGTAGAGCCAGCTTCTGTTACATATGTATACCATGCACCACCAGCAGATACTAATTTTTGAGCTTTCATAACCTTTAACCATCCACCATAGTCATCTATACCTGAATCGAAGTATATCTCGAATTCAGCTTTTCGAAGAGGTGGACCCATTCTATTCTTTACAACTTGAGCTTGGGTCTTAATACCTACAGTTTCATCTACACCATTTACTTTAGCTTTGATTTGACCCATAGATTTTAATCTCAATCTACAACTTGAATGGAATGCAATTGCCTTACCTCCAGAAGTTGTCCAAGGATCTCCAAACATTACACCTAGTTTCTGTCGTAATTGATTTGTAAATACTAGAGCTACTCTCTGTCTTCCAACCATTTGAGTAACTTTTCGCATTGCTTTGGAAAGTATAATTGCTTTTGATGTTGCCCAACCATCTTTAGAGTAATCTGACTCACTCTCAACAGCTGTTGTTGCTCCAGCTACAGAATCAACTACAATAGATACTAATCTATCTTTACTCGATTCTCTAACCTTTGTAATAATACTTTCAATAACCTCGAAAATATCTTCAACAGTTTCTAGTTGTATATACACCATATTCTCCACATTAACACCTATACAACGAAGAAACTCTTCATTCATTGCATTCTCAGTATCAATGAACACCGCTAATCCACCTTGCTTTTGCGTATTTGCTAATAGATGTGCTGCGACAAGTGATTTACCACTCCCCTCAAGACCAGTTACTTCGGTAATTCTACCAACTGGTATTCCTCCATTAGGTCTATTTGCAATAGCAAGATCTAGCATTGATGATCCAGTAGATATCCACTCAGTAAGATCTGTTGGGGTTTCTTCAGAACCATCAAGAAAATAAGCAACCTTATAGTCCTTGAACTTTTTGTTTAAGCTATCAGCTAGCACGGATGCTAACTCATCTCTATTACTTTTACTTTTAGCCATATAACCTCTTAATTATTAAATAAGTCGTCAAACGCTTTATTTACATCATCTACTCTTGCTGTATTACCTGTAGTTTGTGTAGCTACCTGCTCAGTAGATGCTTCTTCTTCAGGATTTAACCACTCACCTAGAGCAGTCTTCAAGTCATCATAAGATACTTCTTTAAAGATATCTGTAATATCTTTTTGCCCATTCATAATACGCTCAGCGATATTCTTATCACCAGTAGCAGCTGTTTGATTCGGTTTAACACGAATTGCTGTTTTAGGAAAAGATCCAGCTCCTTCTGCTGCTGTAAATTCTACAGAGATATCTCTACCATTAGTTACATCAGTAATATCACCATAATCAGGATCTGAAATAATGCTTAATAGTTCTTGGTATACTGTTTTACCGAAGCCCCAAAATTTAACACCTTCTGATTCTTGACCACGAACAAGCACAGGAACATAAGTTCTCATTTTAGGCTCCATTTTACGAGCCATCTGCCAGTCTTCTTTATTACCAGTAGCTTTCAATTGCTCACAGAACTCTACTACAGGGTCTGCTTTACCAAAAGTTACAGGTGACAAATAAGTCTTTTTACCTAAGTTGTAGTGAAAATATAACTCCTGAAAAGGGTTATCTTTATTGAATTGGTAAGGTACGATTCGTATCGTTTGTTTACCAGGTTCTGGTTTCCATAAATTATTTTGTTTACCAGTTTGATTTTGCAAGTTGTTAAGCTTCTTGCGGATAGCATCTAAATCAATTGCCATTTGTTACTCCTTAATTGTTAATTATTAATTGTTAATTGTTATTCATTACTGTAATAAATATATGCCAACTAACTTTCAGTTGTAAATATAAGAAATAAAGTTCGTATAAAAAACTCTATCTCCAGAAAATTTGTATTAATACTAATGCTGTTGCTAGCAGTAGGCTTATAAATGTTTTAGTTGAAATCCCTTCACCCATAAACCACCAGGTACATACTGCCATAACTATCATACCTGATCCGAATCCTAATAACCTACCTGGCCATAATGAACCGTCAAAGCCTAACACTACTTCTCTAGTAGCACATATTAATATGTATGAGATCGGCATCCCAGTCATTGCTAATATCCATGGATGATCTTTACACCACTGTGAAAGGAATTGTGAGTTAGTTTGGAACCATATTAGTAGCTGACCTATAAAGAATAATCCAAACCCTGTTAATATATGCTTCATCTCATTCCTCTTATTTCTAGTACACGTTCGTCGGCCCAATCATAACACTCGTAAGGGTGGTCAAATGTTTTGGTAAATTCTGTTATCCAATTACCGGTTTTCTTACCTTGTTTATATACACCACATACCCACCCTGTATT